TATGAAAGGTGTCGGCAAAGATTTCCGAAACGCCGACTATATCGACTATCTGCCAGCGAATATGTTGGCTACACCCAAAGAAATCCTGAACAGCAGCGGATATCTTCGCTCATTCCCGGGCATTGCCAAACGTTCTGATGTGAACGGTGTATCGCGCGGAGTTGAGTACAACATGGCGCAGAGTGCTGTTTATCGCGTGTGTGGTGGCAAGCTCTACAAAGGAGAAAGTGAAGTCGGCGATGTTGCCGGAAGTGGTCGCGTATCAATGGCGCATGGTCGGACATCACAGGCGGTAGGCGTTAATGGTCAACTGGTCGAGTATCGCTATGATGGTACGGTTAAAACCGTCTCAAACTGGCCTACAGACAGTGGATTCACTCAGTATGAGTTAGGTTCAGTCCGCGACATTACACGCTTACGTGGGCGTTATGCGTGGTCAAAAGACGGCACGGATTCATGGTTTATCACTGACCTTGAAGACGAATCGCATCCTGACCGTTACAGCGCACAATACCGCGCAGAATCACAGCCGGACGGCATCATCGGCATAGGTACATGGCGAGACTTCATCGTCTGCTTTGGTTCATCGACGATTGAATATTTCTCCCTGACTGGTGCAACCACCGTTGGTGCTGCTTTGTATGTCGCACAGCCATCACTGATGGTGCAGAAAGGCATTGCCGGGACTTACTGCAAAACGCCATTCGCTGATTCGTATGCGTTCATCAGCAATCCGGCAACGGGTGCGCCGTCTGTATACATCATCGGCTCCGGTCAGGTGTCACCAATCGCCAGCGCGAGCATTGAGAAAATTCTCCGCTCCTACACTGCTGATGAACTGGCTGATGGTGTGATGGAGTCTCTGCGATTTGATGCGCATGAGCTGCTGATTATCCATCTTGCGCGCCATGTTCTCGTTTACGACGCATCTTCAAGCGCCAATGGTCCGCAATGGTGCGTACTGAAAACTGGCTTGTATGACGATGTGTACCGCGCTATCGACTTCATTTACGAAGGCAATCAGATAACGTGCGGCGATAAGCTGGAATCCGTGACCGGGAAATTGCAGTTCGATATCAGCAGCCAGTACGACAAGCAGCAGGAACACCTGCTGTTTACTCCGTTGTTCAAAGCAGATAACGCCAGAGTTTTCGACCTTGAAGTTGAATCTTCAACTGGCGTTGCGCAGTATGCTGACCGCCTTTTTCTCTCTGCAACCACTGACGGCATCAATTACGGGCGTGAGCAGATGATTGAGCAGAATGAACCGTTCGTTTACGACAAACGCGTTTTGTGGAAGCGTGTCGGGCGAATCAGGAAAAATGTCGGCTTCAAATTGCGCGTTATCACGAAGTCACCTGTCACTCTGTCTGGCTGCCAGATAAGGATTGAGTAATGGCGGATTCGAATCTCAATACACCTGTTATTGTTCAGGCGACGCGGCTCGATACATCAATCCTTCCACGCAATATCTTCTCGCAGTCATATCTGCTGTACGTTATTGCACAGGGTACTGATGTTGGTAATGTGGCTAACAAGGCCAACGAGGCCGGACAGGGCGCTTATGACGCACAAGTCAGGAACGATGAGCAGGATGTGATTCTCGCTGACCATGAGCAGCGAATTTCTGCTGCGGAAGCAACGCTTGTTAATCATGAGGAGCGAATCAGCCAGGCAGAATCAACTCTTCAGGAACATGAAACGCGAATCGCTCAGAATGAAAGCGATATTGCGTCGCTTGATACCAGAGTTCAGTCGCTGGAGTCGCAGTTTTCAGACCATGAAACGCGCATCGATGCTCTGGAGTATACCACTACGCGCAAGAAGTCAGAGGTTGTTTACTCTGGCGTATCAGTAACCATCCCGACAGCGCCGACCAACCTTGTTAGCCTGCTGAAAACGCTCACGCCGTCATCCGGGACGTTGGCACCATTCTTCGACACTGCTAACAACAAGATGGTTGTGTTCAACGAGAACAAAACCTTGTTCTTCAAGCTGTCGATCGTCGGGACGTGGCCCAGTGGAACCGCCAACAGGTCAATGCAACTAACATTTTCCGGCTCTGTTCCTGACACACTGGTAAGCAGTCGTAATGCGGCGACAACAACCGACAACATCCTGTTAGCTACGTTCTTCAGCGTGGATAAAGACGGCTTTCTTGCCACAAATGGCAGCACGTTAACCATTCAGTCAAATGGTGCGGCGTTTACTGCCACAACCATCAAGATAATCGCGGAGCAGTAATGATTCAGTTCAAACCAACGCGAAACATCGACCTGATCGAAGCAGTCGGAAATCACCCTGACATTATTGCCGGGAGCAACAACGGTGATGGATACGACTACAAACCTGATTGCCGTTACTTTGAGGTGAACGTGCACGGGCAGTTCGGCGGCATTGTTTACTATCAGGAGATTCAGCCGCTTACATTCGATTGCCACGCCATGTACCTGCCAGAGATTCGCGGCTTCAGCAAGGAAATCGGGCTGGCGTTCTGGCGATACATTCTGACTAACACCACCGTTCAGTGCGTCACATCATTTGCTGCACGCAAATTCCGCCACGGGCAGATGTACTGCGCAATGATTGGCCTTAAGCGTGTAGGAACCATCAAGAAATACTTCAAAGGCGTGGATGACGTGACGTTTTACAGCGCCACACGCGAAGAACTAATCGACTTCCTGAATCACAGGAGATAGCCATGTTATATGCATTTAAGCTGGGCAGAAAACTGCGCGGCGAGGAACCTTGGTGCCCTGAAAAAGGCGGGAAAGGTGGTAGCTCTGATAAAAGCGCAAAGTATGCAGCAGAAGCTCAGAAGTATGCCGCAGACCTGCAAAATCAGCAGTTCAACACCATCATGAACAACCTTAAGCCGTTTACTCCTCTGGCTGATAAGTATGTCGGCAGCCTCGAGAACTTATCGTCTCTGGAAGGGCAAGGTCAGGCACTTAACCAGTATTACAACTCTCAGCAGTACAAAGATCTTGCTGGTCAGGCTCGCTATCAGAGTCTGGCGGCAGCGGAAGCAACGGGTGGATTAGGTTCCACAGCAACCAGTAATCAGTTAGCAACAATCGCACCAACGCTTGGTCAGCAATGGCTATCTGGTCAGATGAACAACTACCAGAATCTGGCAAATATTGGTCTTGGCGCACTGCAAGGTCAGGCAAACGCCGGGCAGACATATGCCAACAACATGAGTCAGATTTCGCAGCAAAGTGCGGCTCTTGCAGCGGCAAATGCCAACAGACCATCAGCAATGCAATCTGCTATTGGCGGAGGTGCGTCTGGTGCTATTGCTGGGGCCGGACTTGCGAAATTAATTGGTTCATCAACTCCGTGGGGGGCTGCGATCGGCGGCGGTCTTGGTCTGCTTGGCTCGTTGTTTTAAGGGGTAATCAATGGCTACGTGGCAACAGGGTATTAATTCTGGTGGTTTTCTGGCTGGCATCGGTACGCAAAATGAGAATGCGCCAAAGGCAAGCGACATTAACGCAACGCTTGGTCTGATCCGCGAAAACAATGAACTGGCTCGCTCAGGTGCAAATAACGTTGGTCTGACCGCGTTACGTGGTCTGGCTGGAGTTGCTGATATTTACAATCAGGAACAGCAACAGAAAGCTATTAGTGCGTTCAATAAGGTTCACGCTGATGCATGGGCTTCTGGTGATCCATCGGGACTCTTTAAGTTTGCCCAGGAAAATCCAGCGTTTGTTGCGCAGGCACAACAGGCGTTTTCCGGTCTTAATGAGCAGCAACGCAACGATATGGGCGATTTAGCCATGAGGGCTAACGTCGCTCTTTCTCAGGGACCGGAAGCCTACAGTAAATTCATTACTGACAACAAGGACAGGTTAAATCGCGTGGGTGCGAATGCTGACTGGATGATTCAGACAGGCATCCAGAATCCAGAGCAGCTATCACACATGCTGACTACTATGACGCTAGGGGCTGTTGGTCCGGATAAAATGCTGGATTATCAGGATAAGATGGTTGGTCGCCAGCAGGAGCAGCAAAGAATTAACGAAACAATCCGCAATAATGACATGACAAATGCCAGAGGGTGGGCAAGCAACAATATTGCGCAACAAAATGTCAATCTTCGTCGAATGGAATTAGAGGACAAGAAATACGACAGACTCATCGCAAATGAAACTAATGCCTTAAAACTTGCTGAATTGCAGGACAAGAGATTGCAGAATCAGCAAGCTATGGAGCAGGCAAAGCGAGATAAGGCTGATGCGTACAACTCTGGAATGGATAATCTTTCCAGAACGATAGAGACGGCTACAAAAGTTCTTAATAGCCCAGGATTCACGGGATATTTCGGAACAAACCTAAACCCACTATCGAGTAGATTCATTCCAGGAACAGAGGCTGCTGATACAGAAACTCTGGTTGACACACTGAAATCTCAGGGATTCTTATCTGGCATTCAGCAGATGAAAGGGATGGGGGCTTTAAGTAATGCCGAGGGGCAAAAGGTAATGGATGCTATTGGTAGTTTGTCCCCAAATCAGTCTGAAAAATCAGCCAGAGCAGCTATCAAAACAATCATAAAAACCACTGAGATGGCTCAGAAACGTATGCAACAGAAATACGGGAAGGACATACAACCGTCTCAACAGCAGCTTTCTGATGATGACCTGATTAATAAATATCTCGGAGGGCAGTAATGGCCTATAGTCGCGAACAGTTGATGACGGCGTTAAGAAATGCTGATGCTGCCGGCGATACTGAGGGAGCACGTCGCATTGCTCAGATGCTGTCTTCTGGTGATCAATCCACTCAAAACCAATCGCAGCCAGAAGAACAATCTCTGGTAGGAAAAGCCACTGACTGGCTCACTGGTGGTCAAAGCGCAGGGCAAATTGCAGAACAGGCTGGCCGTGGTCTGGTAAACATACCATTTGACGTATTGCAGGGTGGCGCAAGTCTGATTAATGCAATCAGCCATGGGCTTGGTGGCCCCAAGGTTTTGGATGATGTCTATCGTCCAGTCGATCGACCGACAGACCCTTACGCGCAAGCCGGTGAAACAATTGGTGGGTATCTCCTGCCAATTGGCACAGCAGCAAAAGCTGCTGGAGCGCCAGCAAAGCTCGCAGGAGACATCGGTTCCGCAGGAAACATGATTGCCGGTTCTCTTGCTGATGCTGCAAATCAGGAGGGTGATTTTGCACAAAATGCTGCCATTAACGGTGGTATCAATATTGGTGCTCAAGGCGTTCTTTCAGGTGTCGGGCGCGTTATTGCGCCAAGGGTTTCACAGGCTCTTGGTGGTGCAGCACTGAATTCTGCTAATGATGTTTCCAGGATGGCAAAGTCAGGTGCTGGGCGTCAGTCAATTGCCAGTCAGGCCGCTAATGTGTCCGAAGATGTAGCAAAAGCGGCTGAGTCTGCTGGAATTGATATAAACGCATTAACACCAGGAATGCGATCTGGAAGTCGTGGAATTGCACAAGCCGAAGGCGCATTGGCATCAACACCAGGGATTGTTCAGGATGCCCATCAGGCAGCATTTAACGAAATATCATCAAAGTTAAGTCGAAACCTTGATGAATTTGGGGCCGCATCTGGAACGGCATCAGAAAAAAGTGCGGCTATAAAACAAAGGATTCTTCAAAATCTTGATCAGATGAAGGATGCTGAGCGCGCGGCATGGGATGACGTGCGGTCAACAATGCCAAATCAAAAAGCAAGAATGCTAAATGGTAATGCCGTTATTCAGGCAGAGCGATCTGCTGGCATACCGCTTACTCCTGAAATGAAACAGTTTGTTCAGGCAAACAATCAAGGTGGAGTAACATTTGATGGCATGAAAGCATGGAGAGCGAAATTTGCTGATGCGGAGCAAAAATATAAGCGTAGTGGAGAGGCAAATGCGGCAAGGAGAGCAGGGGAAATACGTCGGGCAATTACTGATGATATGCGCACAATGGCGGAAAACGGCGGATTTTTTGATGACTGGCAAAAAGCTAATGATCTGTCTAAAGCGAGGCTATCCGCACAAGAGAGTGCAGAGTCTGTTTTTGGGCGTGATTTGGCAACAGATGCACTGATTACGAATGGAGTAAAATCTCTTCAATCATCGTCAGCTAAAGGTCTTAATGGTCCTGCTGGATTCCATTCTATGATCCGCGCGCTGCCAGAATCAGAGCGTGTTCCTGCTATATCATCAATGTTGCAGGATGCTATCTCGCATGGTGTACGTGGTGGCAAATCTGATGCAGCAGGAATTAACCATATCGCAGGGATACTTACCCCACAAAATGTAAAAGCCATTAGCAGATATTCCTCAGAACTTGGAAGAATTGCTGATGCATATGGCACTCTTGCAAGAGCGGCAGTGAAACCTCAGCAGTATATTGAAAGAACAGGGAGAACTGCCAATGTACTACGCGATCTGGATGCTGGTTTATCCAACGTCACATCAACAGTGTTAAATGCAATTGCCAACTCAACATCAGGTGCCATTGTTGGTGGCGCTGGAGGGGGTATTGCAGGCGCTGCCGCGGGTGCTTTAGTTGGCGCTGGGTTAAAAGGCGCTGTATCTAAAATTGCCACCACACGTAGTGGTCGATATGCGATAGAGAAAGCTGTTCAGGAAGCCACCAAAGCAGTAAGAGCAGGCGGAAGCAAAGAAGCATTAGCGGCGGCGGAACGCAGATTTATGGCAAATAAGGCCGCCGTAAAAGCAATACGCGATGCTATTGGTAGCGATGAATTCAATCGCTTGTCGAGAGCTGGTATTGTCGCCTCGTTAAGCGGTATGAATGAATATGAATAGCTTTATCTAATGTTGCTGCTACTGTTGCATGTGACGGTATTTCCAAATCCTGAATTGCAGTTTGTATAGGTGTCAACACGCGTTGGGTAAGGTTGAGTTATAACAGGCTGGCGCGCTTTTTGCTCGATCGCTTGCATTGTGTTTACAGCCTGATAATTCAATAAAGCCTGCTGGAATGCTTGGCTTTGTGCTATTTGTTGGGCTTGTTCTTGGCTTTGTAATTGAACATAAAGATTCTGAAGCTCAAGTCTTGCCTGTGCGTCACTTATCTTGCCTTCATCGACACCTTGCCCGAGCATCTTTGCAGCAAGGACATATAGCTTAGGTGTTGGTGCTGATGCCATGCGTGAGTCGTTCTTCACTCTGGCATCAAGGCAATTAGCCATATCGCTAAGCTTTTGATAGCGTTGTTCGCAACTTGCTTGATAGTCACTTACTTTTGCGCATCCAACCAGCAGAAGCGGGATAATTAACAGTGATTTTTTCATATGGTTAACTCTCCTTAGTTTTTCACAGGATATCATGAAAGCAATGCCATTTTAGCCGGAAACTAGATTTCTATGTTTCCTTTTTATTATTGCTATACATGGTCTTAAGCGTTTCAAAAACCATTTTCTTAACCATATCAGATTGTTGTTCTGCCATACGATCTGCATCGTCAATGCAAACTGATGCAGAGCTTTGTTTATTCAATGATTCTTCAATCGCTGCAATTATCTCTGAGTTCAGCGACCTGTTATTCATCTTCGCACGCTGTTTAATTTTCTCGTGGAGTTCATGCGGAAGTCTCAAGTGAAACTGCGCCTCGTCGTATTTGCTGTACATCCTTGATGCCTCACCAGTTGGGTGGAATGGCATCGTAACCTACTGGATAAATACTCAATAGTACCATTTCTGTATGCAATCACATCATGGTTGCATCATATCATTCGTCTGGAGCAATGAAATGTCAGATATCACCGCAAACTTAGTGGTAGGGATGCCTTCGCAGCTTTTCACGCTGGCACGCTCATTTAAAGCAAATGCCAACGGTAAAATCTATCTTGGGCTACCAGATACCGATCCTACAATCCCAGCGAACCAAATCCCTGTTTATATTGAAAGTGAAACTGGAGATCTGATTCCAACTGCTCAGCCGATAGTCATTAACGCGGGTGGGTATCCTGTTTACAACGGGCAGATATCAAAGTTCGTTACTGTGCAGAATTACAGCATGGCTGTTTACGACGCCTATGGATCGCAGCAGTTCTACTTCCCTGACATTGCAAAATACGACCCAGATCAGTTAAGGCAACAGCTTGAAGGGAGCAATGGCGCTGGATTAGTTGGATTCGATAAATCAGTTGATTACGCAGATGATACGGTTGGGGGTACGCTAAAAAATGTTATATTCGTCAATCCTGATATGTATACAACATTACAGGATGCGATTGATTATGCCGCATCTTTAACCGGGCTAGAGCACTCCCCAAGCACTGCTGCTGGTCATCCAGACTGGATACAACCAAATACTGTATGCAAAGTTGTCAGATTAAATGGAAAGAAATACCCCATAAACACAACATTACATGTTTACGGTGATGTAAGCATAGATGCAGAATTTGGAGGGGTATATCTCACGGATGACTTCATAGCGGATTCTTCTGGGTATGCTGTTAAATGCGATAAAGGAACAGGTAATCAATACGCTGGGCACATTAGCAATCTTTTAATTGACGCCCGCGCAAAGACTGTTAATGGATTTAAAATATCTGATGGTTATGCCAACAAGTTAGATGGTATTTACGTAGCCAACGTTGATGGTCATGGCATTCATATCGCTGGCGGCATGGGTGTTCATCTCATGAAGTTTTACGCGGTAGGTGTATTAAAACCTACGAACCCCCTAAGTCAAGCCCATATTATTGAAGGCAGCGACCATCAGGTAAGCATGGGTGAAGGTCGTTATTTCCGATTTGGGACGTGGGTGAGGGGTGGCGGTAACAATCGTATCGATAAAGTACATAACTGGGGTATGTATGACGACTCGGTAGCTGACCAAAACTCAAGAATGAAGTGTTGCTTTGTTGTGCAAAACTCGATAAACAACTCATTCAACCAATGCTTTGCAGACTCTCCGTCAAAATGGGACTACACGAAGGCTAATTTAGATTCGGTAGATGGTTATATTAACGGCGGTATTGGTTTCTTTGTCGATTCGGGAGCATCGGGTAATACGTTTTCTCAATGTCAGACATTCGTGAATATGAATGCATTCAATGCTGCGGGACTGTCTTCTTACACTGCATCATTAATGCCGTTTGCCGTTGGTAGCGTTAACTGCTCATTTGTTGAGTGTGGAAACTCAAACTCACCAGCATGGACAGCAAGGTTGATAAACCATATTTACTCTATAGACCAGTCGTTTACAAACATCCTGGCAGCTAAGAACTTTGTTGGGATAGAGTACGATATGTTTAGCAATAGCACAATTTTTAGGAGAAGCGTAGGTGTTCCCCTGCTTGTAGCGTCTCCGAAATTTGACACCCCCGGTGCATCGTATGCGCCTGACTTTTCTAATGCAGCGTATGTGTCAGCAACGGTAACTGGCGATGTAACAATAACCCCAGCAGCATTGTCAAATGCGTTAACTGGGTATGTAGAAGTTACATTAGCTGTTTATTCGGCGGCATCAAAAACAATAACATTCGGGTCTAACGTTAAACTTGCATCAAATACACCGTCGCTTTCATTTTCAGGAACGCAGGTATTTAGGCTTTCAACAATAAACGGCGGCACTCAATGGTTTTGCAGACTTATTGCTAACTACACATAAAAAATGGCCCGATGTTTTGGGCCTTTTTTAATTTTAACAAACTCTATCGCCATACACGACGATAATATCTTCACCAATTTTAAATACATTATAATATCTTGTTTTTATTATTGGTGATGATTTTTTTTCACAAACCTCATTTAACTTGTTAACTTGTACTGTTTTTATCCATGGTGCCAAATTCTTAACACTTAATTGCTGCATCATTGATACAGCAATCCATGGTACAGCAGGGCTATACACAAATTTGAGGAACGGTGTTGCCTCAATCATTTTCCAAGTAATAGGAGAGTCGTATATCCTTCCATAAGTGTATACCTCGCCGTTAAAGTCAAGCCTTCCCAAATCATTAGCCACCATCTCCATGACAAATTCCTCATATTTCCTTTGCTCTTTTATGGCATTTGAAAATTGGAATGAAGTGGTTATGGTGATAAACAACATTACTACAGAAATAAAATAAAAAGATTTTTTTCCGAATAATTTATATATGGAAAAAATAACTATCGCTATGGATGCTGACGCGCCTGATAGAACCCTTATATCTGTAATCCCTTCCTTTAATAAAAATGCTGGTCCAGGCAATGCTAATAATAGCGCTAATGGTGATAATAAATTGGATGAGCACTCTAAAAACCCTAGGGATAACTGATGTTTGACCTTTTTAACATAACAAACAAAATAGGATAACAATCCAATGTAAACAGGAATCAAAAAAGATATCCCAATGGGTTCTATATATTTAAAAGTCTTATTAATAGATTCATAAAGAGATGATGGTATGTCTGCGAATGACACCATTATAGATCTATTGTCAGCACCATATTTCATTATATAAAACATAGTGACATAATATAATGCATATGTTACTACGAATGTCAGTGCAAGATGATATGATTTGTTTTTCCCATTACCAAATAAAGCATTGTATGCAATTAATGATATAAATATGTTTGCGCAAGGCTGGTATAAGCTTAAGCATGAAAATAAAGAAACAATGGATAATAATGACTTTGGAAATGATCTAATGTCAAATACAAAGAATGACAGCATACATAATGAATTTGCTAAAATCATCGTTAATGCGTCAAATTGAAAAGACACGTTTTGTATAAACAATGGACTCACAAAAATGATTGTGAGCATAATGGATATCTGCAGAGAGTCTTCTTTTTCAACAAGATAATTACAAATATAATAAATTATTGCTGATGCAATGAATATACCAAAGAACAACGGAAGAGGAGCAGCGCTTGGTAATAAATCAAAATTAAGAGAAAAAATATGCATTACAAAATCAGAAAGTGGCCTACCAAGCCCTCCCCATGCAGAAAATGAATATACAGACCTTGCCACATCATCCCTATAAAGGACATCAGCAGACACTATTGGGTAACAAAATATAAATATAATTGATAATGGTATGTAAAAATATTTAGAATTAAACATTCCTATTTTCACCTTTCTTTAGTATGTACTTTGGTCTTTTTTTGGTTTCTATGTATATGCGTCCAATGTATTCACCAAGGACACCAATCCCAATCAATTGAATGCCGCCAAGGAAAAGTATGGAAACCAACAGTGACGGGTATCCAGGAACACTATTACCGAAAAGAATCTTATCTAAAATCATCCACGCGCCATAAATGAATGACAGGCTGGCGACAGCAAGTCCGATGTATGTCCACATGCGCAATGGGAAAGTTGAGAAGCTTGTTATGCCTTCCAGTGCCAGATTCCATAGCTTCCACCCATTGAATTTTGAGTTGCCGGCAACGCGTTCAGCTCTTGCATACTCAACAACATCAATTTTACCGCCAACCCATGACAAGACGCCTTTCATGAAAAGATTGCGCTCAGGAAGCAATTTAATGTTTTCAACAACTTCTCGCGACATCAGGCGAAAATCACCCACGTTCTCTTCGATTTTTGGGTTGCTAATCTTGTTGTGTAGCTTATAGAACCACTCAGCCGATTTGCGCTTTAGCCTTCCATCGGTAGATCGGTCTGTTCTCTTAGCCAGAACCATATCAGCGCCATCCTGCCATTTTTGAATGAGGTGAGGGATGACATTGATAGGGTCTTGCAGATCAACATCAATTGGAATGACCGCTTCCCCGGTTGCATTATCAAGCCCTGCAAACAGGGCTGGTTCTTTACCAAAGTTTCGTGTAAATGACAGCGGAACAACTAGAGGATCTGAAACGGACAGAGCGTTAATGATTGACTCCGTAGCGTCTTTGCTACCATCATTTATAAAAACAATTTCCACTTCATATGGCTTCAACTCTTCGAATTCACGTACCGTTTTATAAAAAATAGGTATCGCTTCCTCTTCGTTGAAGACAGGAACGACCAGAGATATCTTCATTTCGCATCCCTAAAGACAATGAACTTTGAATAGACGAAACCGCACACTAGGCTGATGGCGGAGAAGGTGACAAGAGTGACAATTGGAGGAAGTGCACATTTATCGGCAGCCCATCCAACAGTAGCACTCAGTGTTCCCATGAATCCTACATATAACATGTAGCGCATCGTTGTAGTCGAAGCTTTGAATGTGAATTTTGCATTCGCGAAGAAGCTAAAGCTCACAGCCACAACGAAACCTGCGAAGTTTGCAAGAGCCTGATTGGTGTGCGCGGCATAGATACATACACCAAAAACCACCCAATGTATAAGTGTGTTCAGCACACCAATCGAGGTGTACTTTGCAAATAGCTTTAACATTTCTTCTATCAGCTAATAATCAAAGGCATGAAGTCTATCATCCAAGCATCAATCGATCGATGACTTGCTGTGGTTGATGAGACAAAACTGAGATACACAAGGCTTTGTGACATTCGATAGTGGTTAAGGTCGATCACTCCACCTTTTCATCAAGCCAGTCCGCCCACCACTGCATCATTTCTCTGCGCTTATCGAGATACTGAGCATGGTTGTAAATCCCACGCACAGATCCGCCGTTGGCATGTGCCAGTTGCACTTCAATAGCATCAGCAGGCCATTCGTGCTCGTTCATAATCGTGCTGAATTCATGCCTGAATCCGTGACCGCTTTCCAGACCCTCATAGCCGATTTGTTTGATCACAAGCAGTACCGCGTTCTCGCAGATTGGCTTCTTCTTATCGTTGCGCCCGGCAAAAACAAACTCTGATACTGGTTTGGTGATTGAGCTTAGCGTAGTGAGAAGTTCAACCACCTGGTCTGACATAGGAACCACATGAATTTTGCGTCCTTTCATCACACTGGCGTCGATGGTGATAATCCTGTTTTCAAAATCGACGTTCTTCCATAGCATGGAACGAAGCTCTTTCGTTCTTAGGGCTGTGTAGCGTAAAACTTTGGTCGCAATGAGCGATACGATACTTCCTGAAAATGTTGCCAGTGCTTTGTTGAATGCAGGGATCTGGTCTGCAGGAAGAAACGGGAAGTTCTTCTTGCGGTATCCCTTCATGGCGTCAGCAAGGTCAGGTGCCGGGTTATATTTAGCCCTACCAGTGACAATAGCGTAACGGAAAACCTCGCCGCATCTTCTGCGGGCTTTGTTGGCTCGCTCCATTGCACCGCGATCTTCAAATCTGCGGATTACTTCCAACAGTTGCATCGGCTCAATATCCTGAATCTCAAGACCGCCGATGATGGGTAAAATGTCGTCATCAAACATTTTGGCAAGTTCAGTTGCATAGCCTACTGACCAGACTTGCTTCTTGTGCTCGTACCATTCCTTGTAAATCGCACTAAAGGAATTGTTGTTAGACGAAGCCTTTTTCGCCTTTACCGGATCGATGCCAACCGAGATGTCTTTCCTCGCAGTCCATGCTTTATCCCTTGCCTCTTGCAAAGTCATAAGCGGATATTTTCCGACGGTCAGGATTTTCTCCTTACCGTCAATCTTGTAGCGAAGCTGCCATACCTTTTTCCCGGATACAGGGACATAAAGGTACAGGCCATTACCATCGAGAAGGCGGTATGGTTTTTCTTTCGGCCTTGCTGCTTCAATCTGCTTAACGGTGAGCATGGGTAAAAATCCGGTGGGTAAAATTATTTTATCCACTTTTTACCCGTCATGGAGTGCGGCTGTCAACGATCTGACGCGAACCATTACGAACTGTTAATCTACGGAAGGCTTGATATTCAGGGGATTTTGCGGACTGGTACGGATGGGAGCGAACTGATAAATGGTGTCCCCTGCA